CAATTGCGGCGTCGTTCTCGCACACCCGCATCTGCCTGCAAGACGCATTTGAGGAACTTAAGGCCATCGTCCGATCTCTTCCTTGTCTGACGCGTCTACACCGTGACGACTCCACGATACGACGTCCTTCCAATCTCTCCTATTGTATTAAAGGCATGGGGAGCGGATGTCAGACAAGGTTGCAGATAGTTAGGAACCTGGAGCTAACTCTCTGTAGGCTCGCGCACGTACGCTGTTAATAGGTTTAGAATCAATAAGTTGTACCTCGACATCTCTCAACGAACCGGGTTGTCTCATCGAACGGTTGTGTGAATTCTGCTGGGCTCTGAGGAGGAATCTGTAATTTATTCCGGGTTTTGTTGAGTTTTCGTGATCGGGATTATTGGCGTCGTCAAGGCTCGGCGGCTTCGGAAGTGGCTCGGACCACACCAACCGGACCGCCTTGGGGAAGTGTGGTATTTTGCGCCGCGAGTTTGCGGAGTTTGGCGTGGAGGCTTCGAGCAGCGGCACCTGTAGAATACAGGCGAAATACAGGTCAGGCGGGCCGGCTTTCCCTTCTACCTCGCCTAGCGTTCTGCCTTGACCGCTCAACGCTGGCTGCCGTTGCATGGCGACTCCCTTTTTGCGCTGGGCCTTATTGCGCTGTTGCCCCAAGGGAACGACACCCTACGGTTTCTTTCCCTTGGAACCCTTTCTTCCCTTCCCGGGCGGCGCCGGATCGGGTTGGCGGTATGGTCTCCCGGCTCTTGGAAATGTCCAAACTCCAGGTTCCTGATTCCACGAGAGGCATCCCTCGCGGCTGGCCGCGAAGAAACCAGCCGGTCGACGCCGAACAGATCTCATTCATGACCCCTCCTTGCCTGCCTCACCAGGTATCAGCGAGGAGGGCGAGCCGCGCGCTTCAACCAACTTCCGATGGGCCAACGCGTTTCGCTGACGCCCGCGGTTCAGGATCTCGACAATCGTCCGACGCCGGTTTGGAACGTCGGCCGTGCCTTCTGCCAGGGGCGGCAATCCTTCTCGCACCCGCCACTCCGCAACCCGCCGCCGCCCCGCCTCCAGACGCCGGCGCAAGCTCCGGGAGGTTTCCGTTTCTTCCGCAGGCCCGATTTGGGCCTCCACCCGGTCCAGCCGTCTCATGAGTTCCTTCATCGTGTCGTCCGGTCCTTTCCGCCGGCCCGATGCGGCCGGTCGCGCCCTGGGTCCTATCCGGCTAGGATCCGGTCAGATCTTCGTGGGTGCTTTCAGGTTGATCATCGGACGCTTTCTCCCCAGCTAGCCTTTGTTCCACGAGCTTTAAGCGGCGCTCGACGTCTTCTTGCCGCAATACGCTCGCTTGCATCGCCAGGATATTGGCCAGCACCTCCCCGTCAGTGGGGGTGATCTGCCCCTCGCCAATGGCCGTGGTGATCGTGGCTAACGTCGCCGAGATCTCCTGTGCACTCTGGGCGGCGGGCAACCGCAAGTGAATGGGTCGCTCCCGGCGGGGCGCCATGAGCCGCTCTAAACAGAGTCGGAGGGCGTTGATGTCCCCCGCCTTGGCCATTTCGATGGCTTTCTGAGTCAGTTGCTCAGCTTCTCCTTCGAGCAGCGTTTCCATCAGTAATGTCGCTCGGTTCCGGCTTCCGGGTGGGCGGCCGGCGGGATTGCCGCTGGCTCCCTTGGCGAATTGGCCTGTACGATTCGTCCGCCTGATTCGCTCAGTCGTGAATTGCGTTTCGTTGGTTGGCATGGTGATGTTCCTTGATCTGTGGTCGTCGTGGTTCAGACGCCAGCCGAGGAGCCTGGTCCGCGTTCCGGGTGGAGACTTCGACTGGTGTGCTCATCGCATCCACCCGCCGTAGCTGGAGTTGCCGAAGCTGACGTGGCTGAAGCGGCTGGAGGAGAATTCGTCCTCCTCGTCGGGCGGTTCGGGGGTGACCGGCGCCACGGGCTGCGCGAAGGTCAGCGCCAGGGCGTCCCCGTCGTCGGGTGAGGCCAGGCCCCGCTTTTTCATGTCGTCTTTGCTCTCGATGACCAGTTGGCCATTCGAGCGGATGTGGGCGCCGGGGCCACCCAGGTCCAGCGCTAGTTTCTCGTCGTCGGCGGGAATCGCACCGTGCGGCAACCATTCCTTGACCTGGTTCCACATATGGGCCCGCATGTTCGCCTGGTGGTGATCGGGTGAGGGGGAGCCGAAGTTGACCTCCACTACGTTCTCGAATCCCAGCGTGTGCAGCCGCTCCACGTAAGGAGCTCCGTATGCCGAGTCCACGAACATCACAGTGATCTTGCGCTCGGGCCGCTGTTCCCTGAGGAGTTCGGCCAGCTTCGCCAAGAGGACCCCGCGATCGCGCGAGTGCTCGCCCGGGATGCGGAGCGGCGGAATGGACCGGGCGTCCATGCCTCTGCGGAAGCGCACCACGCTCCAGGCGGAGCCTCCGCCCGAGGGATCGAAGCCGGCGATCAGCGCATCGTCAACGAAGGGCTTTACCTCTCGCTGCTGCGCGGCAAGAATCCGCGCGCGGTCGATGAACTGAAGTTCGCTGGCGGTGGGCGCCAGGCCGCGGACGCGCACCCGGAAGTAATCCGAGTCCTCGCCGTACTCCGCGAGGTCTTGGGCTATGAGCGCCTTGTTGGTGAAACGCGACTGCCGGCTGTCGATGGTGCGGTGGTTCCAGCGATGCTCTTTCGAGCCGAAGTTGATCTCGTAGAACCGCCCGCTATTCTTCTCGGGCTGGCCCCACGCGAAGTACATGGGCTCGCCATCCGTCAAGCCGCCCTGCGCCACGGTCCACACCTGAGCCGGAACCAGGCTCGCCTCGTCGAACATGTACCAGGAGGTTGACGTCCGCGCGTGCTGGCCGGCGAAGGCCTGCGCATTCTCCTCCTTACAGGTCTGCGCGACGATCTTCCAGGTCTTCGGCCGCTGCTTGTGATACACGCCGCGAGCCTGGATGTTGAACCAATCGCCGGTGATGCACAGCTTGGTCCAGTGCTGGATGGCCGCCCAGGTTCGGCTCTCGAGCTGGGTAAACGTGCCGGCAGTGACCGTGCCGATGGAGTCGGGCCGGGTCGAGAGAATCCAGTCCGCGATCCATGCGCCCATCACGCTCTTGCCGGTGCCATGGCCCGAGGTCATGGTCATCAGGATGGGCATGACCGGGTCGGTGCCTTTGAAGCCGCGGGCGCGGACTTCTTTGCCGAGGTCCTCCAGGAACTGGCACTGGTTCGCGTCGGGCCCGCTCTCGTGCTCCAGTTCCGTGCCGGGTTCGCCCCAGGGGTAGGCGAACAACACGAACCCCAACGGGTCTGCGTAGAACCACTGAATCTGTTCCGCTAGTTCCAGGTCGATGTTGGCTGGCGTCGTCATGCTTTACCGCCTTCATTCTCGATTCCGGTCTGCCCGCTTGCTCCGAACGTGCTGGGCTTGCGACTGTCGGCCATGTGATCCTCTCCGTAAGTGGCTGAGTTGTCCACCCAAGAGAATGATGGCCTTCCTCACCTAGTGAGGTACAAGGTGAGGAAAGGTGAGGAAAAGTGAGGAAAAGTGAGGAAAATCTCAGTAAAGACTGGGAACCTCGCCTAAACGTCGCCTAAACGATGTTCATTTTCTGGAGAAGTTCCACGAATTCCGCCGGTTTCATGGCGACTATCCGCCGGAAGTTCTGGTCATCCATCCGGGACGCACCACGAGCGGATTTGGATCCCGGAGGCCGATCTACTCCGGCCTGCCAGTGTTGGAATTGTCTCGGTGTCTTGTGCCCGACGGCAAGCCAAAGATGTTTCTTGAGGACCTTCACCAACGTTTCTTGACGGCACTTCAACACGAAGGCGTCCACCAGCGCACGCCGATCCGTTCCGTCACCGTTGGACGGGACAGTTTCCGCGAGATCTTGCGTCTTGATCGTCGGGGGCGTCGTTGGCTTCGGATCGGCTGCCTTGAGTCGCTGCTCCGCTTCCAATGCTTCGGCCTCACATTTGAGGCAATAGCGCGCGGATGCCTCGCAGACATGACGAATGACGCCGGTCTCAGGGTCCGAGGGCCTGGCCTCAGGGTCCGGCGGTCCGGTCTGAGGATCCGGGGGCCTGGTCTCGGAGTCCGGGGGGCCGGCCGCAGGATCCGTGGGCCAAATCTCAGGGTCGATGGTAATCCTGTCCGCCTGGCTCCCCGCTGCGCTTCCACAACCGTGAAAGTCAATGCTGTCGCGCCGCAGGCGATCCAACCAAAAAGCGTAGGCATCCTCACCGCCCGGATGGCCTAACGCCACCGCTCCCATTCGTGCAACCGTTTGGAACAAGTCGCGTTCACTCTCGGTGCCTCCCTGGAGGAACCAATTTCCCCAGCCCTTGCCCCAACCATCGGCACGCCATTGGGCGTCAAGTGGGTTCCTGGGGTCCCAGTCCGGTATCGCCCGAAAACGGGCTGCGAGATCGGTCCAAAACTGCGGGGCTACCATCCCTCCTCCGCAACTACTTCATGATCTTGCCGCGATTCCCGCGGCCTGGGGACATCGAGGGTCGGGAAGGAACGGTAGATCGTGAAGAGCCCTCAGATGTTTGGATTGTAGCACCGATCAGGGGCGGCATGTGGATTTCAGGTCTCTTAGTCCGAAAGCGGGATCGCCGGGATTCCGATGCCCGAATAGTGGAATTGCTCTACCTGCCGCGTAACCGTTGGCGAAAGGCCCCCTGAAGCGAGTCCGGCAGATCAACCTGCGCTCGAAATCGACGCACCCGGCTATGCCGCGTCCCGGACTTCCACCGCCAAGCGCTTGCCGAGGGCGGCGAATGCTGCTTCAATGTGGTCCAGGCGCGAATGGTTGTCGAGGTCAAATAGCCGGTCTATCGTCGTTTTCGGTATCCCGAGCCGGCGAGCCAGTTCCACTTTCTTGAGGCCGGACGCCTGAAATGCCGAGTATAGC